ACCGGCAATGGCCGTATTAGCCCACTTTTCTTCTATCGGCGCTTGCGCAGCTTCATAACGATTAGCCACTTGCTCGGGCGTGATCTCCAGCGTGCTTTCAATGTCATCAACAACGACCGGCTGTGCTGGTTTTGGCGGCGGTACGGGCTTCGGCCTTTTTGCTTTTGGTAACTGATCAGGCGGCGTGGCGCTCTGACCATCATCATCCTTTTCACCAGCAATTCCTAAAATGGCGCACATGCCATTGCGTTTTGCATATGTAATCGCCGCCATCAGTTTTTGCGGATTGGTCTGATTGTCACAGTAAAGCGGAATCCCACCGTCTTCGATAAACTCGCCGCTGATATGCGTGATGCGCGTTACCAATCGATCTGGATTTGTATGGACAAGCTGCGTGACTGCAAGGTTGTAACTTGACAAGACCGGCTTTGCAGCTTCTAGGCAGGCGCGAATTGTAGAGTATTCACCATATGCCGCCTTGCCATCCAGCGGCGGGTTCTGTATTGCCGCCAACGCAGACACAAGGTCACTGTTAAAACTATTCGCCATTGGTCAGGCTCCATACGATCTGCGCATTGCCTAACGCACTTGGTCGGCGCTCGCCCGTGTCTTGAATCTTGCCCAGCTTGCGCAGCTCGCTAAAGCGTGGTCGGTATTTTAAGAAAACCTCACCATGCACAGCGGCGACCTCATCGGCGGTCAGCCCGCCATCGGACGCACGCAGCGCCTCAACGACACGCTGCTGATCAAGCACCTTGGTGCTTTTCTTGGTCTCCGCAGCCGACTTGCTGGTGAGCTGGCCTTTATAGCCAGGGTTGTCGGGGTAATTAAAATCTATAGACATCTGCATTTCCTCGCTCCTCATCCCTGCGTCGATCACCACCAGCGTGCCGGTGATGACGACAAAAAATGCGGCGACACAAATGCTGCCGCCGCAGATCTCCAGAAACCTTCTCACAGTTTCGACCATGTTTTTTCTGCCAGCGCCTTGTATTCGGGGCTTTTGCTTTTCCACATCCAATGGCTGAAGTCGGGTGCGGTCAGGCTCATCAGCTCCGCAACAGACGCGCACTTGCTCATCAGGTTCTCGCGCGTCTTGCAGACGATCGCATGGCGGTCCATCTCATCGCTTAGACGCGCTGGCGACAGCTCATCACAATCTTTTGAGCTGAACACGCGATAGCCTTTACAGTTCGCATAAAGAAGTGTGACCGGCACATTGGCGCTCTGCTGAGACATCCAAGCCCAATACGGTGCGACCTGAGAAACGTGCTCTGGCTTGGGCCGTGCGGGCAGGCTGTTAACTGTCCAGCCGCGCTTGCTGTTCGCCTTCACATATGGCCACTGGCTTTTTAACTCGA